GCTACAAGTCAATGCGTAGCTGGTATGCCATTTTTAAATACCACTACAAATATTTTAAAAATAAGAAATTCAAGTAATGGTGCTTTTACAGAAATAGGAAATATAGATCAGGCTAACTTAGGTTTATTATCTAAAGCTGGCGGTACTATGACAGGTCCGTTGCTAATAGATGATTCTAGTAGTGCATCTACTCCAGCTTTGTCTTTTGATACAGATACAGACTTAGGTTTATTTAGAAAATCTGCAAATGTAATGGGATTTTCTTCTAGTGGCACAGAGCGAATGATATTTGACTCAAACGGATTAACGCTCCAGGCTCAGAATGATTTACGTTTTGCCGATGCTGATAGTAGTCATTATGTAGGATTTCAGTCCCCATCTACAGTATCTTCAAATGTTGTATGGACTTTACCAGCCACCGATGCTGCTGTTTCTGGTTACGCCCTTGTCTCTGACGCATCTGGTACGTTAAGTTGGGCTGCTGCTGGTGCTGGTGCTCAAGGTGCTGGAAGTGACAATATTTTTTGGGAAAATGACCAAACAGTAACGCAAAG